CTGGATGTGGTTCATCCCAGATAGTCGATAGCGCAATGCTAAGGTCTAAGCCGGTCTGATTTATAGCCCACACTAGTGGGTGGAGTCTTAGATTGTCACTTTCGTAACTCTCTAAGCCAAGCGCCCTCACGTTATAGGGTAGCGATCTTTTCTCGTAATATTCTGATAGTGGCAAAGCCGCCATCAAATATTTATCGATTAAAGCTGTTTTCTCCATAAGGTTTTGGGCTCGTTTCTCATTTAACAAATTGTTAAATGCGTCACGAGTGATTAGGCAAGGTGGGGTTACTCCATTAAAGGAGGCCTCACAGCCAGATCTAATCCAAACCATGAAGTTAAACAAGGTCTCTTCTTTTGAACTCAAGAAGGGATACGAACCATAACGGCCTGTATCCGGGGATATGAAATCTCTCTCGTATAATATATCTACTAGGTCTAGCATATTTATTATGCTATTCTTTGTTAGAATATTACGCTTGATCGATGACATTTCCTTCCCTCTTAGGGCTAACCTTTTGGTAAACTCTATTTGGGAATTCTTTGAATCACCTAGTATTGATTTAGACATATTGACAGTAATGCCAAATGTTTTCATCAGTAATTGGTATTCACCAGCTACTTCGTCGTTGTATATAACTATGTCGTCACCAAGTAGTTTATAATCTTTGAAAAACGAAGGTTCGGTATAACCGCGCCTTTGTCTACATCGATAATAAGCAAACTGGACGACGTCATGGTGCCATAATGCAAAGGAAGGGAAGGAAGATAGTAAGCCTAAAGGCTGTCCTACCGACCATCTCAACCATTGTTTTGTGGCTGCAACGAAGAAGTCCCGATCCGTCATTACGGATAACCAGGCTTCACCTAAATCTTGCCCTCCCATTAGTGTTAAACGTTCTTTCTGCATTTCTGCAGGAATTCTGTCTGACGCTGCTGTGAGATCAAAGCAATTAGTAGGCTTGCCAGCACTTTCCTCGAGTAGGGATTTAAACCCCTTATCTTGGTTGGCTGTGCAATCCGTACTAAGTGTTTTTAGGGTGTTATACAAAGAAATTTGTATAACCTTTAACGAAGTCTGACTCCAGTAATCAGCAATGGCGAAAACTCGTGTTTTACCAGCTGGTTCGGCTGAAAAGCCTAACCTACCAGTAATCCATTTGTTCTCACCACTCACTGTCTCAGCCATATTTTCCATCCATTTGGTTATCCATTGTTGCCCTAGGGCAGCATTGAGTTTCCTAATGTTTGAATATAAGACTGGGTCAGCAAGAACTGCCTTCGCATCAAGGTGTGAACAACTTACCGCGGACCCATTAGGGCCTTTGGATAGAGTTGTGAACACTTTTGGTTCGTAGGAGTTTTGCCGATGTAAAGAACCTAAGTACCACGGGTACTTATTGACCATTTTACCGAGCCATATTTTAAAATCTTTTGTTGTTTCACCGTAACCAATCCCCTTCGGGAAAGGTGCAGTGATAGACTCAGGATGATAATCTATTGGTAGAGTAATCTGTTCGTAAGATCTCGCGATAGTTAGGGCGACCCTTCTATGAATATCATCACCTTTAATGAGTGACCTTAAAGGCCACAAAGGTTTTGGTATTCCAGATTCGTCGACTTTACACCACGGAATAGGTTGAGTAGGAAGTTGTAAGATGAGATTACGTAGAAATACGTAACTTCCCTTATAACGATCTAATGTGTAATGTGGGCCATGATTCCTAACGGAATCAT